TCTGAACCGTGCATTTAACAGTTCATACGTTGGGGGTGACGGCGTGTCGCTTATCAACTCCGCTCACCCAATCGTGAATGGATCGTTCTCCAACATCTTGAGCACAGCCGCTAATCTGTCGCAAACATCGCTTGAGCAGATGTTGATTCAGATTCGCCAAGCAGTGGACAACAACGGTAAGAAGATCCGCCTTGTGCCCCGCCAGTTGGTGGTCGCCCCGGGTAACATCTTCCAAGCTGAAGTTCTGTTGAAGTCAGTGCTCCGCTCTGGTACAACGAACAACGACATCAACCCCGTCAAGTCAATCGGCTTGCTGGACGAAGGTGCCGCAGTCTTGAGCCGTTTGACCAACGCCAACGCATGGTGGGTCCAGACCGACGCTCCCGAGGGCATGAAGCTCTTGATGCGTCGCGCTTTGGAGAAGACCATGGAAGGCGATTTCGAGACCGACTCAATGCGCTACAAAGCAACAGAGCGTTATCAAGTGGGCTGGACTGACCCTCGCAGTATGTTCGGTACTGCTGGTGTGTAAGCAAGCAGGGGCGGGGTTTACGCCCGCCCCTTTTTAAATCTGATCAAGCTTTTCAAGGAGAAGATCAAAATGCCTCAATATTCAGACGATTTATTCTTAGGACCAGCCCCGACTTATATGGGTACGGGACTGCGCCCCTACACCTCGACTTTCACTGGTTCGATTGCGACCACGACATTGACAGTAACCGCCATGTTGACTGGTTCTCCAATCGTGCTAGGCATGTACATCGACGGTACGAGTGTGACAGACGGGACCTATATTACTGCATTTGTTAGCGGCACTGGCGGGACAGGAACCTACACAGTCAATCAATCGGTAACTGCATCCAGTACGACAATAACTGGGCATACCAATGTGCCACTTGACAATCCTTCCCCTATGAGCTTGGGTATTGGTCCTGTTGGTCGCATTTACGTTTGGGACGTTGTTCCTCAAGCGGCTGTGACTAACAACATTGCTGCGTCTCAGACCGCCGCTGGCGCTGGTGCTGTCACTCTGACCGCCGGTACTTCAGTCCGATCTATACTTCGTCCGGATGGCGTGACTGTATTGCAGTTGGATTGCCCTCGTGCCGTTAAGGTGAATTGCTCCACGACTGCTCGCGCATTTACCGTCAGTGGTTACGACTACTACGGGCAAGCGATGAGTGAAGTCATCACTGTAGCAACTGCCGCCACTGCGGTGACTGGTTTGAAAGCATTCTTTCAAATCACTGGTGTGACTATCGCTGGCTCTGCAACTGCTGTTGTGGTAGGCACGAGCGACGTTCTCGGTCTCCCGGTTCGAGTGTTTAACGTGTCCTACGTTGCAAGCGTTAAGAGCAACAACACGCTGGCGCAAGACGCCGGTACGTTTGTAGCCGCAGATACTGCGACAGCTACAACTGGTACTGGTGATGTTCGCGGTACATATACCCCCGCTACCGCATCGAACGGTATTGTTCGTACGACAATGGGAATTTTGTTACCAGCCATCGCTGTCGGCCCTAACGCTACTCGCGTCGGTGCTCTCGGTGTAACTCAAGCCTAATAGGAGAGCGACATGGGTGAATTCAAACCAATGGTGAAAATGTACACCACCGAACCTTCAGTGGAGTTGAAGCTGAAAAAAGGTGGTTCCGCTACTCACAAGCGTATGCACGCTGAGGGCGCTAAAGAGGGGTTCAAGCCCGTGAAAAAGATGGACGGTGGGATGATGGGCAGCATGGCGGGTAGTTCAGCGATGCCGATGGGTAACCCTGTCGCAGCGCGAGCGATGGCCGCCAAGCGGATGGCTACACGTCCTACCCCTCCAACTCGCGGACTGCCCGCACCATCTCGTCCCGCTATGCCTCCCGCTATGCCTATGGGCCGCCCCATGATGAAAAAGGGTGGCGAAGTGGAATCGCCAGCTCAGCACAAAGCTGAGATGAAGGCGATCAAGGGTGTGGGCAAGGAGTTAAAGCAGCACGAGGGTATGCCCGCGTCAAAAGCCCATAAAGGTTTGAAGACCGGCGGTATCGCCAAGTCCACGAAACCGGGCGGTTACAAGACTGGCGGCGTAGTTAACGGACAAGGCGGCTTCAAAGATGGTGGCATCATCAAGACGATGACCAACAAGACCACGAAGGTTGTGGGTGCAACGCCCAACAACAATTCCGCGCCTACCGGTGGTGTGAAGCTCGGCAATGGTGGTGGCTACAAGGACGGTGGCATGGCTATGGTCGAGAGCGGCGGGAAAATGGTTCCCAGTTTCGCGGCTGATGGTAAAGGTAAAATGAAAAAAGGTGGTGCTGCAAAAAAGCATTTTGCTACGGGGGGCGTAGTTGATTCTGGCCGCGCCGTAGCAATGCCGAAAAAAGCTCCTAGCAGCCCAGTAGCGATCTCTCGACTTTCGGGAGCGTTCAAAAAGGGTGGTGAGGTCTGTTAAGCAAGGCGGGAGCCGAAGCTCCCGCCCTTTTAAAAGGATAGATCATGGCTGATGCAGTCACAAGTCAGACGTTGCTAGATGGAGAACGTCTTGCGATTATGAAATTTACGAATATTAGTGATGGCACTGGAGAAACGGCCGTTACTAAAGTCAATGTGTCCGCTTTGAACCCCGATAGCTATGGGAAAGCATGCACTGGTGTAACCGTGACGAAGATTACTTCTGTGTGTCATGGCTTAGAGGTCCGAATGTATTGGGATGCGACAACAGACGTTCCGTTCTTTTTAACCACTGTAAACACCAATTACGAAAATGATTTTTCTAAAATGGGTGGCATTACAAACAATGCTGGCACAGGCAAAAACGGTAACATTGTGTTTAGTACTTCTGACGCATCTTCGGGAGATACGTACACCGTTGTGCTTGAGATGGTCAAGTCCTACGCCTAATTATGCCGAGCAAATCCCCTGCCCAGCACCGGCTAATGCAAGCTGCAGCCCACACGAAGGGTGGCTTTGGCGGTGTGTCCCAGAAGATCGGCAAGGAATACATTAAGGCCGACGAAGGTAAGAAATTCAAGGATGGCGGACTGTATGCAAACATTAATGCGAAACGTGCGAGAATCGCTGAAGGATCTGGCGAAAAGATGCGCCGAGTGGGTAGCAAAGGTGCACCAACGGCTGAAGCCTTCAAGCAATCCGCAAAGACCGTCCGAATGAAGGGTGGCGGCCCGAGTCTTGCGATAGGCCGAGGCGAGAAGCTTCCGGTCGAAAAAGGCGCAGGGTTGACAGAAAAGGGTCGGGCGAAGTATAATCGTGCAACTGGCAGTGATTTGAAAGCCCCGCAGCCCCAAGGGGGTCCACGTCGGGACTCATTTTGCGCTAGAATGGAAGGCAATCCGGGGCCGTTGAAGGACGACGCAGGTCGCCCGACCCGTAAAGCTGCATCACTTAAACGTTGGAATTGCCCGGGGTGGTAACAAATGGCAACATCTGGCACAGTCGGACTAACGACAATCAGCGTTCAAAACCTGATTGATGACGCGGCTCGGGCTTCAGGCAAGCTTGCCGAGGAGCTTACGGTCGAGCAGGTACAATCGTCAAAGCGCAACCTCTTTTATGTCCTCTCCTCCATAATCAACAAGGGCATCCAGTATTTCGCGATTAAGAAGACGGTAATCGGGCTGAATGCGGACCAGTACATCTACAATATGCCCGTTGGGTCGAATGACGCCCTAAACGTGTTGTACCGACAGATGGAAAGGCCCTCCGGAAGCTATTCGACTTCTGCTGGCGGGACGGTGGCGAATGTATACGACGGCGATGTTGACACGTTTTGCCAGCAAACATCGACCAATGGTAACATATCGGTTAACTACGGCGTCAACAATCCGGTCTACATTGGCTCTATCGGCATACTGCCGTACGTTAGCGGCGGCGGTAGTGCCTCTTGGACGTTAACGTTTGAGTATTCGGTCGACGGTTCCACGTGGAGCACCCTCGATAGCCTTGGCACGGTAGCGGTAACGGATAATAAATGGGTCTGGACCGACATTGATCCCGGGCAGAATGTGATCGCATACCGCGTCAGGGCGTCCGGAGGTACTACGCTTGCACTTCGCGAATTCTATCTTGGCAATAATAGCCGAGAGATCCAGATGGCCCGTCTGAACCGTGACGACTACACGAACTTACCGAATAAGAATTTTACTGCTAACCAGCCCTATCAATACTGGTTCGACCGTACTATCCCGGTGCCCACGATTTACTTGTGGCCGGTTCCTTCGGACCCTTTTATCCAGATGACCGTCTGGTATTCGGCGCAGATTGAGGACATAGGGGCGCTGTCGGGCGAACTGGCTATTCCCGATCGTTGGCTCCTAGCAATTGAGTCGATGCTCGCGCACCGGATGTCGCTAATCCTCCCCGCCGTCCCGCTAGACCGAGTCAAATACCTCGAAGGTCAAGCTGATCGGAACTTTAACGACGCTGAGCAAGAGGAGCGCGACAAGTCCCCGATTTACTGGGCACCGAACATCTCGGTGTACACTACGTAATGCCAAGGTTCATCGACACCACCGGATTGGCCTCACTCGCAATCGCCGTGTGCGACCGGTGCAAGATGAAGTACGCGTTCGTTCGCTTGGGGCCCGACCCCAACTTCCCCGGCTTGCGGGTGTGCGACACTGGGTGTAGGGATCAATTTGACCCATACCGACTGCCCGCTCGCAAGACCGAGCGCATTAATCTGCGTTTCCCTCGTCCGGACGTGAGTATTGCGGCTAACGACAATTACCTGATGACTGGTAGCCAGTCGATGGACGGCTCCAATCAGTTCCAGATCTCGACCGAGGGCAACACGCAGACGCCGTCTACCAATGGTAATCGGGACACAATCGCTCCGAGTCCACCTAACAATACGAGCACATAATGTCAGCACAAGTCGCTATCACCCAACTCCCCACAGCCGGTGCAATCACGGGTACTGAGGCGGTTCCGATCGGTCAAAATGGGGTGACGGTCCAGACAACCACTGCGGCAATTTCCGCTTCTCCGAGCCTAACGCAGACATTTTTGACTAAAAACCAAGAGGCCACG